AGTAAGATTGCACCAAGTCAGCACCTAATTTAGCATCCCAGTCTGTACGTGTTTGAACGTTCAAAACTTCGCCCAAACCGACTGCATCGTGATGCCACAAGAAGTTCTTGCGCTTGCTGGAAGAAACAGGCAAGCCACCTTCGGCACGTTTACCAATCCAGATAAACTTACCAATGCCCAAGAAACCGTCAAAGTTGCCAGTTTCCAAAGGACGGGAAGAAACATAGTCAGCAGATGTGGCTTTGATTTCGTCCAATAAGGCTTGTTTTTCTTCATAGGAACCTAAGTATGTACATTGACCTAAGTCAATTTCATCTTCTTCCATTTTCTCCACAGCCTGTTTCAATTTGGCCAATGTCAAGCTAGCAGTGCTGCCTTCGGTAATGGCTTTTGTGGTTGTGGAAGCAGCCAACGCATCAATAATCATCTGGTCGCTATCACGGCCCATAGCCATAGCTTGGGCTTTAGCAGCTTCTTGACGGTCATCATAGTTGACTTGCAGGTTTTCAAATTTATCCACAGCGGACACAACACGGCGGTCATTAGCAATAACCGTAGCTTGACGTTGTGTAGCATTTTGGATTAACGCATCCTGTCCAGGAACGTGTTCTTCAGCACGTAAACTTCCGTACACAGGGAATTTGAAGGTTTTGGCGTTGCCAGTCTTTTTACGGACTGTTCCATCTAACGTAAAACCTTCGGACTGATAAATATGTTTGACTTCAGAGTCAAAGATAGTAATCAGGTTGTTTGACAATTGAGTTGCCATAGTAGTTTTACCTTTCATTTTAGTTTAATAATACGCCCCGATTAAATAACCAGGACACTCTTGGCGACCAGTTATCCCATCGGGGCTGTTCTAGACTTTCTTTAAGCCTTAAAGCAATCGTATTATTAAGGGGCTAACGCTTATCCTTATAACTTGATACCTATATTTTAGAACATAAATATTAAATTGTCAACAGATTATTTTAGATATAGTGAGAGAACATACCTTATGGCCAGCAGAGGTATGCCCAACGTACAATCTATATGCAGTATTTTTATGGTTGTTATTATCAGGTGGAACTTATCGTATTCCTTGGGACCTCTCCCTTACGCAGAGTGCCAATTTGGCAGAACCTGTTTACTGTACACCTGCTATGTACTTTTGCCCGTTCTCTCAATTAGGCAAACAACCAACCTGTTTTATTTTATTCTGGTCGTCAGGACCACCAGTACGAGAGTTTTTTGATTGGGCACAACTCTTATAACCTAAAACCCTTGCTAACGCCTAGAATGAAAATAAAAGATTGATATTTATTTCCCGTGTAGCACCCGTGTATAAAAGCGAGAGGCAACCCTACACGGACGGCTTTCGGACAAGTAATGAGCTGGTCCTAGCCTCTTGCACTTATTATATTATATTTTTTTTATATTGTCAAGCACTATTTTTTACTGGCAGCTAATTGCATCAACCGCATATAGTGGTCTTGCTGTTCTTTGTTATATCCAATAGTACGTTTATGCTCTTGCTGGTATTGGAAAGCCTCATCAGCGAAGTCTTGTGCTGTCTTTTGTGCATCAGCTGTCGTTTCAATACTCATTTCTGGGATAGAAACGTTTGCACCACGTGCTTTCTTAATAAGGTGGTCCATCATTTGGGCATCCTCGGCCGTGCGTACCTTGCTGGAAAGCCAATCAATTCCATCTTTATCAAGATTTTTCTCTGCAAATGCTACCAACCCTTGTACAGTTGGCCCATTTACACCACCAATTTTGTCCATTTCGGCCTCAAAATCAATGCCTTCTTCTTCGGCAATACGCATTCTGGCGTACTCATTCATTAGCTTATTGGCCTTTTCTTGTGAGATATTCATCTCTTTTAGCAATGGTACAAAGGCTTGGTATTCTCGGGAGTTTTCATCAACCTCAAACTTGTCTTTGATGTCTTCATCAAGTTCAAACACATACTTTTCTGGCGCTGGTTTGTTTTCTTGGCGTGCCTTTGTAAATTCTTTTTGTAATTCTTTATATGCTAACAATCCACTCTTAGCATCTGTAAATTTACCGAAGATTTTGCCGTTTTCGTGGCGAAGTTCGTTCAATCCATCGTCAAAAGTTTTCTGTTGTTGGGATTCCATAGCAACATTTTCGGTTGTATTCGCCCCTTCAACTGCCGTTTGTTCGGTTGTAGTTTCAGTGGTTTCAGTCATTAGATTCTCCTATCTTTATAAGTTGTTTTAAAAGGGATAATTCCCCTTCTTTGTGGCCCATAAGCACAGCAAACAGTACCCCATCTGTTGCATTTACGGGATAATTGTCTGTTTTGACAATTATATCTTTGAAATCAGCAAGCAAACTCTTGCCAGCCTCTGTTCTAAACACGCTTCTAAGTTTGTCTTTTTGGTCTTTATTGAACACCATCCGTTTGTCCTTCCATTTGTTGTTGCGCAACTTCAGCAGCATTTTGTTTTATCTGCTCAATTTCTTCGGCAGACTTGATATTGTTCAAGTCAATGCCCATCTTTGTCGCCAACGTAGGAATGACATCCGTGTTCATAATCATAGCAGGTGTTTGCGGGCCAAATATACCAGCAACAACCTCCATAAACTTAATTAACTTGTTCACATCTTCCGTATTCTGTGTAATAGACAACGGAGAAGCATAATCAACAGCAATTTGTTCCTCATTTACTCGGAAATCTTTGATGTCAATCTTGCCCAAGCCATCAAGTATCAATAATCCGTTCTGAATAATCGGTCTGATAAACTCCGATTGCAAACGTCCGAACGGCGCCCCCACTTCATCGGCATATTGTTTCTGTCTATATTCAATTTCTGTCGCTGTTTTTACTGGTTGGTCAACAGGTCCCATAGGATTTGCGAACATAATATTGGATATTGACTGTCTTAAATCGCTTATTACCATATCTCCAACGTTAAAATCGGTTCCAGTACGCAACGGTTGCAGTGTTGCAGCACGGTTTGAACCACCATTTGAAGACACCTGGATAATTGCATCAGGTTGTATCTTAATTGTTTCAGGATTTGTAACGCCATCGTCTTCACAAGTCCAAGCACCAGACACAGCCATTGACGCATTCTTTAAAATTAACTCTTTTGTCTTGTTCAAGGACTTAGCATCTGGCAAAGCAAACAACACTGGCCCACGCCCATAGACTTCGCCAGGCATTACTGACCAACGGAACACGATAAATGGGTTATAACGCAGTGTTCTGGCGACAACAATTTGTTTTGCCCGTGAAAATACAACGTAATACTTCCAAACACCCTGTTCTTGTACCACGGCTTCCACAAAATCTTGTTCTCTTTCATCAGAAAGCATTTCAGAAGACACTTTTGCATCAGGCCAAACCTTTTGTGCAAACATTGGGATAACTTTATGCTTACGATATACAGAATTATATTGGCCATTACCAACTTTTTCAAGGTATAATTCGGACAAAGGAACCGTTTTAAACCTAAACGGGCTTAAGAAATCGCCTTCTTGCATCATCAAGCAGGCTGTACCTACTGCCAAATCATAGAAAGACTCGGATGCTTCCACATCAAAGTTAGAATTTCTAATAGCAGAAAAGAATATTTCAGTAATTTGGTCCAACACTGGTTGCAATTGGTCAGCCTTATCCTTTAAAGACGTACCGACTTTCAACTTTAGCCAGTTCTTTTGCGCTGGTACAAGGCTTGTCTGTAATTTTGAAACAAACTTATTCAAAGAATCCAGCGGCGTTGAATCATACACTACATCTTTGCCGTCATTATTTTGACCATCTGATGTGTTGTCTTTAAAGTTCTTTGAACGTTGTGGCATAAAGTGTTCATACGCAGAAGAATAAAGGTTTTCCCAGTTCTGCCGATATGCGACACTCTTTTTAAATCTTTTTAAAATATCTTCTGCGTTCATATTAACTCCTAGCCGAGTGAATCACCTTTACCAATAAGAGAAGAAAAGCCAGTAACCTTTTCTCTTTGTTCTTCTAATTCGCCCATTTTCTTTTTACGGCGTGCTTCTGTTGCGTCAGCCTCTCTTATTTCTCCAGCGCGTTCTTCAAACAAAGCGTTTTGTTGCGCTTTTTTTTGCTGTTCTTGTTTTTGAGCGTCCATACCTTCTTTTGCCGTTAAAGCTAAAGATGCCCCTCCTGTAAATGGCGCCGCCACTAAACCAGCCAACCCTTTTAGTGAAAACATTTTTTTAAATTTAAATCCCATTTTTTCCTCCTATCCTAATGTTCCAGTTTCAGATGTTTCAACAAGTGATTTTATACCACGTTGTTGTTTTCCTCTAAACTTTCTTGATTGTTCTTGTGCGATTTCTTGAGCTTCGGCGTGTGCAGCTTGCTTTTCTTTTTCCATTTCAGCTTGTTGTTGCAAAGCCGTATATTCTGCTTTCTTGGCAGCCTGTTGCCCAGTTATTTGTCGTGTGTATCCACCCATTTTTTAGCACCTTTCTTTAATAAGTACTTATATAATTGCCACGGTGTTTGGGCTTTCGTCCTTAGGCTCCCAATAGTCTTGCAGAAATTAACGCAGGTTGGCGCCCAATACCAAATCCCAAATCGTTTATCGGCAGGTTTTATACCTTCCATTATTAGTATAGAACATTTATTTAGTTTTGTAAAGCGAAAAAAATCTTCTTCCAAAAGTAAGTTTGGAAAGAACCCTTTAAAGCTATCTTCTAATATCATAAATACATCACCATAATTCAGCGCAACAAAGCAATGCCTAAACCCTTTTTTGAATATATTCAACCACTTAGTCTTTCCATCACAAAAGCAGTAATATATTTTCATTAGAACACACTCCAATTAGATTTCATTGTGTAAGTCCTTAGCTTTTTGCTACCTTGGCCACGGACAACTTTATATTCTCCGCCACCCATCATCATATATTGTAAAGCATCGTGTGGGTGTGAGTATTGGTTCTTATCTGGTTCCATTGCAAGCCTTGCTTCCCCAGAATAAGACACAACTTTATATTTATATCCACCATTAAATCCCTTCCTAAGTACATTACAAGACTTGTCTAGATTAAATGCTGGCTTTCCATCCACCAATCTCTTTAATGGTTCACGTACACTTTCCAATCTTGGCACAATATTATTCGTTGGCGCTGGCCTTGCAATCAAACCTTCTGACCGAAGTATCTGGAAAGACGTATCGGCATCACTATCTTTTCTAAAAGCACCACTTGGGTCGCCATATATATAGATGTCATTCTTTGGGCAGAACTCTAATATAGTAGCCTTCAACAATTTTGCAAATTGTCTGACGGACATATCATCTGTTATGAGTTCTTTTAGCACATTCCACGACAGCCGTTTATCCCTTTGGCCAAATATTGCACACGGCGTTAATCCAAAGTCTAGACCAATATACACAGGCAAGTATGGATTAAGGTCTAAGTGGTCTTTTGTATGCAAATTATCATTCCATTCGTGGACATACACGGGTTGTCCGTCCTGAATAAACCCATAATGCCCGTGGACATACACATTTACCCACTCTTTATCTTTACCAGATGATATTCTTTCATAATATCCACGTGGTAAGTTCTCAATATTCTCGGCTTCGGGTGATAATCCACTTGGTTGTTGCCAAAACTCCCAGCGCATATTCTCTGGAAATTGTTCCTTAGGAACCAACACACCAAACTCATTTCTTGTCCACTCATCTTCTTCGGCGCATTTATACCACCAATGGGAATCATCAGGTGGGTTTGTATCCATTATCACACCATACCAACTTGGAAAGTTTTCAGCAGGAACATCATCGGGTTTATCCTTTTTACTCGGGTATCGGCCCACACGCATTGTCCCAGCATCCACGATTTCTTTCAAAATTTCCCTAGCTTCGTTGAACCAAATCCCCGTACATTCCAAAGATAACAACTTTTTTACGTCTTCAGGTCGGTCCAAAGCCAAAAAAATCACTTCCAACTCAACATCATTAAATTTAATTAAATGATTTATAGGTGGTTTAAGGTTCATCTTACCAAAAACGTGTTCTGGGAACCAAGAAAGCCAAGTTTTGATGGTTGTGGTTTCAAGTTGTGGTGTTGTATTACGTACAACGAGCCATCTGGAACGGCGAACACCGTCTTTGCAGGGTGTTGCGGAGATAGCTTTGTTGAATATTTCCATACAGCACATCACAGACTTACCAGAATTATGATGTATTCCACCATCTTCTGTTACATAGTTGTTTGTTTCTGCCACCTGCATATCATAAAAAATTTCCTTGACATCTAATTTTGTTACTGATATAATAGACCCGTTGGTAAAGGAGCAACTGAAAAATGAATCAAAACACGGAAAATATAATTTTTTACTCTGACGGCACTCGTTCGTCTGTTGAAATTGCGAAACTTGTTGGGCTTTCTGCTCGTTATGTTCGGAAGGTACAACTTCGGTACAACTTGCCACGTCTTCACGAGGGAGCTCGTCTTGGCAAGGACAACCATCAATTTGTTTCTGGTCGCAGAATTGGTCGTGATGGTTATGTGATGGTGACTGTTCCACCAGAGCATCCTTACGGTCGGCGTTATGGGCATCATCTTGTAAAGATGTATCCAGAACACCGTCTTGTGATGGAGAAGAAGCTTGGCCGTTATCTTCTACCGACAGAAGTTGTTGACCATATTGACGGGCTAACTCTGCATAATGCACCAGAGAATCTACGTCTTTTTTCGTCAAACTCTGAGCATCTAAAGAAAACCATTTCTGGAAAGAAGATTCGTTGGTCTGAGCGTGGTTACAAGAACATAGGCACACGTTCTGACCTGGGGAAAGAGTATCAACCCGTTGATACTTATTCTGCTCGGTTAAAATCAGGTGATGTCCGCTTGCGACAAATTCTCCTTGCGTTGTTAAAACTCGGTAAAGATAGTCCCTACCTTTTGGGAACGAGCCACCACTTAAAGAAAGCTGGAATTGACCCTTCTTCTCGTTCCACGATAGAACACGCACTGGCCGAGTCAATTCTGAAATGGGGATAGCCCCCTTTTCGGTTAACACTTTTACATCGCCCCGTAGGCACCCAACGGGTCCCATCACACCACGGACGAATGCCTTGCTTGCGTGGAACAACTTTCCTATTCTAGAAGCGTTATAATCCAGAGAATATCCATTACTTGGTGTTGCCATTATCTACCTCATAGTGTCTTAGCAAAGAATCTTCGTCTTTTAGCACATAGGTTTCACCTTCATACACAACAACTGGTGGCATCTTTAATCTTCTTTCAAGTCCAATCAGGTGTGGGGGTATCCAGTTCAATGCTTTATACATTGTTAGTCTAGCATCCCTTGTATCAATATACCAATCGGCATTATAAACTTCAGTCAGCCTTACCATCTATTACTACCCCCTTATCTTTATCAGCAATGTTTAGGTTAATTACAACGTTTGGTGCTTGTTTGTTTTCTTTGCCAAATAATCCAGCGGCTCTTAGATAATCGCCACTAAATCTGGACAAAGCGTTAGCAAACTTAGCTTTTGTTTCTTGGTCAGAGCTATCATAATCTTGTTCAATCTTTTGCATTAGACTAATATGTTTAGCGGCGGCTTGTTCTTGGGTCATTCTCAACGCCTTAAACCTTGCATCATAGATAGCTTTACATTCAACCTTAATAGGTTCTTTTTTCAGCATATCTTGAGCGGCTTGTTCAGGGTCTTTATATCCAACATCCCGACAGGCCCTTACAGGATTAAGGTCCTTGGCAAATTCTTCCAAGAATTGTAATTCTCTCGGATTGAACAAATAGAAATCGCCTATAAAGTCCACCCCATTTTTTACAGTACTGCCTATTTCATAGACAACTGTCGCACTATTTTTTACTTCGTTTAGTGCGGTTTTTTCCTTTTTCGGCATTCAGTTCTTCCTTTGGTTGTTCTGTTTCCAGAGCCGCAGGTGCGACTTCAACTTTTTTTTCTTCAATGGGCTTTTTCTTAATCCCACAGGCTTCCAATAATAATTCTTCAACAGGAGTTCCGTCTTTTTCAAGACCAGCATAGACAAAGGTACGTCCACCGTGAACATCTTTTACAGAAACTACCCGTTCACAATACCCATCTTTATCCATCCAATCTACATAAAAATCTAAACCTAAGACATTGACTCTCTTAAACATTCTTTTCGCTTCGGTGTTGTTCATAAAATTTTTCTCCTTTTAGATATTGACAGGATAACGATATTATGCTATCCTGTCATTAACATAACAACGTACATATTGTAAGTTGATTTTGTGAGAATGTCAAGTACATTTTGAAAATGTGGGAAAAAGCAGTACCACTTCTTACGCAAAGTTGTTATGCATCACAAAGAATCCTGACGGATACCTAAGTCGTATCCATCTTTGCTAGGTAGATAGTATTGCTTGGCAAAGAAGAGGGGACCTCCCCGACCGCCAGTACTCTCCCACCAGAGTAATTACCAGTTCAGAATACATTACAGGCTGACCAGATGTTTAATCCAAAAGATTATATGAACTATACTATTATACACCAATTCCTCATAGGGATTACTATATCCTAATGTTCAGCTTTGTCTGAACTTAGGCCTGTTCACCAAAGCCCGTGATGAACAGCTTTTTATAGAAGGACTAGGTAACGCAAATGAAAGGGCGCGATTTCGGTGGGTGGGTCCCCGAAAAAAGTAGGCGAATCGTTGCGAATACTGGCACGAATCGTGATGGACACACGAAAAACAAAGGATTTTAGGCGTATATGAAAGAGAAAAAGACATACAAAAAAGATTTAAAAACAAATCATAAGTATAATTTTTTAGTATGTTTTAGCAATTCCCACAGCGAAACAAAAAAAGCGCTAGTAAATGCTTCCGACAAAAAGAACGCTATGAGGATAGCATTCAATCGGTTGTGTAGACTATATCCATTTGAAGAAGTCTCGCGCGCGCGGATTGGTGGCGTATATTTAGCGAAAGAAAAACGAATCGAAAAACGAATCGGTTGAGGTCGATTCGTCCTAGTGATTAAAGCGATTCTCTTATTTTGTTTTGGATTTTGGGGCGATTCGGTGTTTTTTGGGTGATTTTTTGGATATTTTTCTTGATTTTTGAGTCTTTTTTATGATTCTTTTATAGTAAGAAAGCCCTTTATTTACTAGGTATTTGCATTTTTTTAAAAAAAGTTCTTGACATTAAAATCTTTTTAAGGTATAATCAAAAGCGTAAAGGCAAGGGATAAGCCCGAGCCAAAAAAAGAAAGTAAAAGAAAGGAAAAAACAATGTTAAAAACACACGAAACGCAAGACTTTTTGAAACAAGCATACGAAAAAGGCGGATTTTTCTGCAATTTTTCCACAATTTTTCAAGTTTCTTATAATGACGGGAGCAAGCAATACTCGTTTTTCCCCGTATTTAAAAAAATGAAAGGGACAAAAATAGGATTTTCAAAGCGTGGATATTGCAACTTTCTTGACAAAGAAACGGCGGAACGCTGGAGTCAAGAATACGCGGAAAAAGGTCAAGGGATTTATTGCTAGAAAGGGGGAAACAATGAAAAACATTTTGACAATTTGTGCTTGCTTTGGGTTGCTTTGTCTTTTACATTATGCGTGTAAAGAGGGCGCACGCCGTCAAGCTGTTGTGGATTGCTATAAAGCAAAAGAAATTTGCACAAAATACTGGAACGCCCACGGCGGACATTGTGCAGAATGCGAAAAAATGAAAGAATGCCAAAAGCAAGGACTTTTTAACCAATAAAGCCGAAACGGGAACGGGGCGAAAGCCCCAAACCCGTCCGCGCGGAGTGGTAGCCCACGCGCCGACGATGGCAGACCAAAAAAGAAAGTAAAACGAAAGGAACTTAAAATGTTAAATATAAAACTTGATGAAAATACAGCTGTTGAAATGTTGATGGAACGCTTGCACGTATGGACTAAAGACCCGAAAACGTGCGACTTATACGAAAAAATGTATCAATCCTATGTTGACGGCGGTTGTTTTGATGGTTGCGAATTTGACCCGATGGTAATCGTGGACAATGATTGGGTGAATTATTGCACGGTGATTGATGAAACGGACGAAAATTGGGACAAAATCAAAAAACTTTTTAAAGAAAACGGTTGCGGTGATGTTTCTTGCGATGATGTCGGCTACTCTTTCATTGAGTCCGCAGATGATGACGATGAACCAACCGCTTTTTTGATGCGTTGGTAATTAAAGGGGTATAAAATGACAACGGATGAAATTATAGAACACATTGCAGGCAGGCATTTTAAACGCCTTGAAAGCAAATTGCTTGAACTTTCACTGCCGACACTGGTTTATTCGGCTATAAGCAAGGAATTTAGATACCTTGAAACAGACTTGAAAAAGGCTTTAACTTTTCAAGATGATGATTTAAAAAAATTACTTGACAAGGGGGATTAAAATGTGTAAAAATGAAATTGCAAGAAATGATTCTTGCGTGAAGTGTAATAACAAAAATGTGAGGTTTAAAATGAAACATATATCAATACCAGCTAAATTATTGCTGGATAAAATAGCAAGCAAAAGAGTCGGACAGACAATGAGTGAGTTGGAACTAGCGGGTTGCCAACAAAATGTCAAAGATGCTGTCAAAAAACAGCTTTATGGACTGAAAAAGGACATTGAGTGCCACATTGACTCGGAGGCTTGCAATGATGAACAATAAAAACAATATTTGTTGCAGAGTTTTTAAAGAACAAATTGAACTTATAAACCAATTACCATCAAATGAAAGGGCACAAGTTTTATATTGTGCTGTTCTGAATGCATTTAATCAATTTGATTATCAAAATGAAAATCAAAATGAAAATCAAAATGATTGCGCATATGTATCTGTATCTGAATCTGTATCTGATTTAGGTAAATGTATAATAAACTTACTTTCAAAGAATATTATATGCAAAGAGTTTAGCAACAACTATGGAGGCAAGAGAGTTGGCTCTGGTAGAAAAAAATCAGATGAAAAGAGAACACAAAAAAGACTCGTATCTGATGACTGGACTCCAAACGAACAGACAATCTATAAACTTGACCAAAAGGGAATTGACTGGAAAAAGGCAACAGAAAAGTTTATTCTTGGTTGTAAGTCAAAGGGATTAAAATACTCTGATTTTAATTCCGCTATCTTAAAGTGGAACTGGGGAAATGAAGTAATGAAAGGTAAGGTCTTCAATGGTAGATGTTAAATTACTAGAACAAGCAAAATTGTTGTCGGCGATTTTGTTTGATACAAAAGCAATGAATGATTGCACAGATATAAAACCGACCTATTTTTCCGAAAAAGGATATGGCGACTTGTTTAAATTCTTTCAAGATTGCTATGAAAACGGACTTGAAATAACTCCCAGCAAGGTTGTTGATAAGTTTGGCAATGAAGTAAAGGAGTTTTTGGGTAGCCTTGTTGGAATTACTCCAACAAAGAAAGAACTAAAACATATTGTCAAATGTTTAAAACAAGATGGGCAAAGAACACAAGCCGTTGAAAAAATGAAATCCATCATTGAAAAGGCTAACGACCCATTGTTTGATGTGTTTAAAGCAATATCCGAAATTGAACCCTATGAACAAGAGGAAATCAAAGACTTTAAACAATCAACACTTCAACGCCTTGACGAAAGAATGAAAAATAAAGGCAAGCTGGGTGGTATTGCTAGTGGCATTGATGACTTTGATGAAACAATCAACGGCTTTAATAATGGTTGCTTGTATATCTGCGCTGGGCGTTCATCAATGGGTAAATCAGCGTTTATGACTTCCGTTGTTGCCAACATTGAAAAGTCCGTTCCTGTTGGTATTATATCACTTGAAATGACTGGTGAGGAGTTGTATAACCGTGTTTGTGCCGTTAGAACACGCATCCCATACTGGGTGATTGATAGAGGCAGAGCAACAGACGACCAGTTCGATAAGGTTGCCAGCGCACTTGATAAAATAAACCAACTTAAAATCTATGACAAAGGCGGATTAAATGCTTATCAAGTGTGTTCTAAAATACGCCAAATGGTAAAAGATGGGTGCAAGATTGTGTTCATAGACCATCTTGGCCTTATCCGCGTTGATGATAGGGGAAACCTTGCCCATAATATTGGAAAGATTACATCAGCTCTTAAATCACTTGCAAAAGAACTTGAAATCCCTATTGTTGTATTATCGCAAGTGAATCGTGTGGCCGAAAATCAAGATGATAAAAGACCCACGTTGAAAGACCTGCGGGACTCTGGAAGGATTGAAGAAGATGCCGATTGTGTTTTCTTTCTGTATAGGGATGAGTATTATAACCCGATTGAAACAGCAGACGGAAAACAAAACAGGTATGAACAGGCCGAAATCCTTATTGAGAAAAACAGAAACGGTGCTTGCAAGAATATGAAGTGCCAATTTGACAACCAAACAATGACTTTTTACAAATGAAAGGGAGGCAACAATGAAAGAAGCATTGAAAAATAGCAGACAATTTGACGAGTTATACACACCTGAATATGCAGTTGAACCTTTGTTAAAGTATATTCCTGCAAATGTTAAAAAGATTTGGTGTCCGTGCGATACAAATGAAAGCAAGGTTGTGAAAAAACTCCAAAGCGCTGGATATGATGTTTATTTTACACATATTGAATACGGATTTGACTTTTTAACATCCAATGTTGAATGTGATATGATTATCACTAACCCACCATACTCCACCAAAGATAAGATGTTGGCAAGGGCCTATGAACTGGGCAAGCCGTTTGCTTTCTTGCTTCCATTGACAGCCTTGGAAGGAATTAAACGGGGCGAAATGTTTAGAAAGAACGGAATGGGTGTTGTTGTTTTAGACCAGCGCATTGACTTTAACGGCAAGGGTAATTGTTGGTATAATACAAGCTGGTTTATTCACACGCCACTAACAGATGGCAGAGTGTTTTTTGAAAAAACAAAGGAGGTATAATATGACACTTGATGAATATGAAAACATTATTAGAAAAATGGCCAAAGAGTATGGCGTAGAACTTACAGAAAACGCCCACAACATAGCAAGATTTAGAGAAAGAACACAGTTGCCTATGAGCAAATGTCCTTGCTCTCAAAATGATGAGGACAGATACTGCATCAGCGAAAAGTGTATGGCTGATATTATGTCAACAGGCGTGTGTGGTTGCCGTTGTTTTAAAAAGAAGGAGGTATAAAATGCAAGTGGGGGATTTCGTAGTATATTTCGTATGTGGAAAACCACAAATCGGAAAGTTTGTTAGAACACAATACAACGGGCGCTGTGTTATTATGCCACAGAAAAGACAAAACAACATAGCGGTTCTGCGAAACAAACAACAAATTGTTTCCTTGAATGATATGTTTAAAAAGTATGAACCATTATTGAAAGGACAATCAAGATGATTGAGTTTGTATTACATTGTGAACCACCCAAACACACCGCACAAGGTAGTAGCACAATCTTAAAAAACTTTAAAACAGGAAAATTCTTTATTGGCAAGAAATCAAATTCAAAGGCCATACAAGATAAAAACTACCTGTTGGCTATGCTCCTACCTTACCAACCTAAAACACCCCTGCAAGGTGCCTTAAAATTGGAAATAGACCTATTCTATTCTTGGAGAAAGAGTGAAACAAAAAAGAATCGTGCAAAGGGACAGATGCCAATAACAACACGGCCCGATGTTGATAACCTAGTCAAACAAATACTAGATTGTTTCACTAGGTTAGCGTTTTGGAACGATGATGCACAGGTTTTTGACCTACATATTGTAAAAATGTATAGCGATACGCCTATGATGCACATAAAAATAACTGAATATAATCAGTGAGTTATAAAATAGTTTAGAAAAATGTTAAAAAATTTAAAAAAAGTTATTGACATTTAATTAAACCTAATGTATAATAGGGGTGTTTCCAAAGGGGAAACGAATCATAACAACAAAAAAAGGAGATTAAAATGAGAAAACTTACTAGCAACGAAATTGATGTTAAGGTCAAACAAATTACTGCCAAAGGTGCTGTATTATTACTTTATAAAACGGCCCGTGTGGATATGGATATTTTGGATGAAGAGTTCGGGCCGACAAATTGGCAATGTGATTACAAAGTTGTCAAGGATAACTTGTATTGTGGTATTGGCGTCCGTGATAAAGAAACAAAAGAGTGGGTGTGGAAATGGGACTGCGGTATTGAAAGCCGTGCCGATGGTGATGGCAACGAAAAGAAGGGTGAAGCCTCTGATGCTTTCAAACGTGCAGGATTTAAATGGGGCATCGGCCGTGAGTTATACACCAGCCCGTTCACCTTTGCTAACGTTGAAACGGTACAGGATGGAGTGGATAGCAAGGGGAAACCTATTTATAAATTAAAAGACAAGTTCCAAAAGTTCTTCGTACAGGGTATTTGGTACGATGATAAAGACGAAGTGGCTGCTTTGGTTATTCAAGACCAAAAAGGTGGCGTAGTCTTTCAGTGGAAAAAAGCAGGCTTTAAAGCCACAAGTGAAAACAAAATGTAGTCAAGAAAGGGGGCTATGATGAAGAAAGCAATAACACAAGATGATAGAATCTTACGACACTTACAAACACACCGTGGGATTACAAGTTGGGAGGCCATCAAAGAATATGGAATTACAAGATTGTCTGCTTGTATCCATAGACTTCGGAAGGAATACCCAATAACCAGTGAGTGGGTATATTCAAGAAACAGATATGACGAGCCAGTTAAATACGCCCGTTATAAATTGGAAGATAAAGAACGCTGGTATAGAGTTGTCAGATTATTTATGTGAAAGGATATACAATGGCATACGAAAGAAAAGATGGTGATATTACGCTGTTCTTAAACAAGACAGAAGGCAATGACAAACGCCCAGCATTTAAAGGTGGTGCTTTGATTGACGGGAAGGAATATGAAATTGCCCTATGGAAAAGAACATCGGCAAATGGGACAAACTATATGTCTGGCCAAATTAAATTGGCACAGGCAAAAGGGGAACAACCAAAGAAGGAACAACCAAAGACGGACGACAATCCGTTTGATGACGAGATTCCTTTTTAGGAACTTATGGGGTGCGCTTTATTTTCCCCTTTAATCTCCCTTGCGTACCCCACCTATTTTATGGAGATAATAATGGCAAGATATAGAACTGAAATAAAAACAATAAACTACCGTCTTAAAAAGAAAAAGAACGGAACCTACGTCCTTCAAAACGAAGTCTATTATTACAAATGCGGAACGGATTACTGCTTTCCACATTTGCCAGATGGAGAAAGTAAGTGGGTTGATTTAGAAACAATAGGAGAACCAAATGAGAAAAAGAAATAATTTAACAGATGAAGAAAAAAGAGAAATTGATGTTTGGAAATGCAAACGTAAGATGTATCACATTACCGTACCAATCATTGCCCAGTGGAGTAATTACCACCCAATGTATTTGTATGCAGTAGAGAATCACGTCTATCCAATGAACGACAAATTGCGTAATGCATATAAAAAAGTGCTTAAAGCGTTCGCTAGAAGGATAAAACCAAACGTTCAATACACAAAGTTGAGTGATAAATAACATAACAATAACAAGCACTTATAAAAAAGTTTGATTTTTTTGTATTTTTTTATAAAAAAGTTATTGACATTAAATTAAATATAATGTATAATAGCGATGTAGTCATTAGGGAAAGGAGATAATATGACAAACAAAAACGATTTACAACAAACAATTAAAGATGTGGGTGATGCTATTTACGATTCCATTACCTATGAGTTTGACAAAGCAACAAGAGAACATTCCTTCAAAACGGAACACCAATACGAAGCGTATGGCGATACCGAAGTAGAAGTAGCCCAGTTCATTGACGAGGATTCTGAAACAGAGTTCCGTGAGGAAATGGAAAGCGACCTGAATGTTGATGAGGCTATTGAGATATTAAAGGCCGATAGTAACTTCCGTGATTGCTTGAAAGAGTTGTTGCAGAAGATTGTTTGGGAAAGACCGCTAGATTTTTAGGAGGTGTAATATGATAAATCACACAATAACTTTATATGACCATAAGGATAGAGAGAACATTGACAAATGTGAAATGCACGCCGTTGCGTATAACAAATATACAAACAAAAGCGTTGAGGTGTTTGGTAACATTGAAGATATAAGGCAATTATACTATGCTCTTAAACAATACTTTGAAAAGGAGTCCAAATGAAGCAGATAACGATTTATGATTTATTACCACTATTGAAAAAAGGTTGGGTGGCTTGTGATGGTAATGGTTGGGCTTGGTTTACAAATAAACCTGAATACAAATTAGATAAACTTGATTATGATTATCGTTGGATGATACGCATTGGTGATGGTTATAATATATCTGGTAAGTGTTGTCCATTTAACATCAAACCCTTTGACGGGGATTGGAAAGATTCACTAATCAAAGTTGAACATAAGGAGGAACAATGAGTAAAGAGCTTACAGAGAAATGGAAGAATGGGGAACTTGATGATGGTTGGTATTATCTTAAAGTTAAATCTGAATTGGCAAATTGTCCAGTAATATCAGAATGTGTGACAAATTATAGCCAATTAGAGCCATACTCAGATTTTTATGAATATGATGATAGTCATATTAAAGAAGTCCTAGCACCTGTTCCTAGCTATGATGAGCATAAGGAACTTGTAAGTAAAGCTGATAAGTTGGAAAAGCAACTCGCCATAGCCATAAAGGCTTTGAAAGAATATGACAATAAATTAAACTGGGATATAAGGGGTGTTGCTTTTATGAAATATAACAAAGGATTTACAATAGCTCGCAAAGCCCTAAAAGAAATGGAGGAAGTATGAAAATATCAGAAGGTGTATTCCCCTGTATATGTGTTCTATCAGCTTTCTTATTCGGAATACTGTTCGGTTGCACAGAGGGAACAAAATATAAAAAAAACGAAGTACTTATAGAACGCTGTGAGCAATCAAACGGTGCTTATGATTTTTGCCAAAAGAAAATTGAAACAAAAGAATACTATGTAATAAAGGAGGAAGAATGACTAAATCACTTACAGAGAAAATAGTTCATATTCAATACGAATTAGATGAATTGTTTGATGAGTATAAAAAGATACAAGAACAGCTGAAAGATGCTAATTCTATTATTAAAGATATGCGACCTTTTATTCAGGGGTCAATGAAAAGAGAAACATTTACAAGAATCTTGCATTATGAAGATAAGTGGGGTATAAAATGATAGACAATATGCCGATATACACAACTGATGGCAATGGAAATATTATTAAAGAAGAATTGATACCATCAAGTAAAGTTGAAAAGCTAGAACAAGATAGAGAGATACTTAAATCATTTATAGTAAGGCATAAACCACAGATGGAAAGCTGGGTTGTTAAGAACTTTGGAAAGGTAAAGCAATGAGTAATACAAACGAATACAGATTATTACACACAAAGAATGGTAAGTATATACTTCAAGTGAAAAAGACTTATGAGTATGTGGACTACAAAGAAAACAAATTAAAGAAAAACACAACGTGGGCCTCAATAGAAACCGTTGAAGAAAAGTCTATCTCTCCATTAGTTTAATTGTTTGCATCTTACAGCGTTCAAGAAGTTTCCTAGTTGCTTCGTTCTTACATAACTTTTGAGCTTTGTCATACCGACAGAACTCTTTAGCTAAATGCAACTGTCTTTCTTCTTCGCTTATTAAAGACTCCCTCGCTTCTGCATCTGCCTTGAGAAAGCCATCTAAAAATGGTTGTTCAAACCTTCTTTTTGGTATTTCCCTATCCAAAGGCATTTCTCTTCTCTTTTCTAACTTTTCCCCAGACATATTAACAATCCTCTGCGTCTTGATATTGTTCTGTTGTTTTTAAAAAGTCATAACATTCAGAAACGGTTTTATTTCCATCTGCTGTAAAATCCATACTATGCCCGAAGTTTGTTATATCTTCGTCACGAGTTGCTTTATCTTTGTAAAGACTAACAGTAATGTGAGTCTTATTTAATTCTTTTGAATATCCCAAAATAGAAATCATACTGTATTCAAAGTCATAACCAAATCTGTTTATTTTCTTTTTAAGTGCCATTTATTCCTCCTTAATCATCTACCCAAGTTAAAACACCCTGAATGTTTTTAAGTGTTTGTGTTTTTGTTGCGTCATACCCAGTCCATTTTGTTGGGTCAATACTGTTACCATTAACCTTTATATCGGTTGAAGCGTTAACAGTACCATTTACATCCAAGTCATAAGCTGGCGTAGCCGTCTTTACACCGAATTTCCCTTCTGGGTTTACAAACATAAAGATACTGTTATCGCCATCAGAAACCTTAAACACGCCCTTCTTGAAATATACAGAACTTCCAGCAGATAAATTTCCTAAAGACGAGCTTGTCGTAATTTGGATTGAGTTATTATTGTATTGGGTGATATTTGTAATTGTTGTTTTGTTAGCACCAGAGCTATTTGTTGCTAAATAGTCCCCGATTGCATATGTCAAATAAGCCTGCAACAAATGGTTCGGGTGGCTTCCGTTTGTTCTATAGGTTGTACCAGAGCCAATCAATTTTATTTCGCTATTGGCAACCTGAACCCATCCAGCACTGTTTCTCTTAACATCCAATACACTTCTTGACTTATGGTCGCCTCCAACACCCATCGTCACTGTTTCGCAGTTTGAAACTGGTATTGGTGTCAATGTACAAATCGGCATTAATGGGTTTCCTGGTGCACCAGATTTCTTTGCCATCAACTGCATATATGCAGAGAAGCTATTGTTGTCCAAAATACCAATACGACCAGATGGAATACCGTTATTTGCACCAGTGTTGTACATATCAATAGCAACACCGCATCCACCACCACCACCATAGTTTAGCAAGGCAATGGATGACACCTGTGTGCTAGCTTGGTAGTCATAAATGGTCAAACGACCTCTATCTGCATAGGAAGCTGGAGTTGTTGAGCCAATGTGCAATTTGCTCGTAAAAGCCATAGCACTTGCGTTGTACATCAACGATGAATCACTAAAACCAGAAGAACTAGCCTTATATGGAACGTAGTTATTTGTAGGATTTATAGTTGGGATACCAGTTATGTTTATTGTTTCGTCCTCACTTTGGTTTGTTGTAAAGCTACCGACAGTAGAACCACCAACCTGTAATGTAATTGTTCCATCGTTTGGTTCTGAACCCACCTCAATTTCTTCTTGGGTGTCATAATCTATAAGTTTTTTAAGTTGTGTATCTCCAACTTCTATTCTTGTAATACTAAATGTATCATCTCCACTATAACTAGAAGTATCTTTTATATACTTAAATGTAAAGAAGTGAGTTCCAGCTGTTAAGGAATATTCTACGCTTCCTTCATATTCTCCTTCAGCTTTACCTGTCCATTCTAAGTCATAATCTTCATCTTCGGAATAAGAAAGCTCTTCATCTAAAGACGATATTTCTCCATAGTCATAATCTATTTCTGATGATTGTCTAAAATACACCGTCATTGTTGTATCTGATGGAACTGTAACAGTTATCTTGCCATACGAATAAGATTCATCTATACCAGTATTTTCTGACACAATGGCTTCTGAAACAGAATCATAATAAAATCCGTATGTAGCAACGCCTTTGTCAACTTCCACTTCAGACAAATCCAAATCGTGAGCTGGTTGTCCTTGATTTATGTATTGAACGTTTAAACTTGTAAATCTAGGATTGTCTGTTCTTACATAACCAGACAAATCAACGTCTGTGCCAAACTTTTCCCAGCTAAGCGTATGTGTTATTTCGTTTTCAACAAACACCCATTCAGAATAAATATTTCCACCAGAGCCACCCCTTTGGTTTTCGCCTTCTTGAATCATATAAATTGTCCAAGGGTCACCAACGATTGGCAGTTCCTCAACAACCAAAAATCTGATGTTATGCACCGCAGGCTTGTTTTTAATATACGTTGGACTGTTTTTGTCTGTTTGGTTCCAGTCGGCCTGTACTTGCCCACCGCCACGTCCAGCCCCAAATCCCCACCATTTTGCTGCTGAAGGAAGTTTAATGGGCGCTGGGTTCTTTTTGCCACCATCGTTCTTAAATACTAATTCATTTGTTTTCTTATCATATTCTATCCAAAAAGAAAAACCATCCTTGCCATCTTTACCGTCAATACCATCACGACCATCTTTGCCATCACGGCCATCAATACCATCACGCCCTGGCAAACCTTCTGGCCCACGTTCTCCATCTTTGCCATCCGCACCGTTTTTACCCTCTAACACAATTATAGGGTCAACAAGTTGTTTAGTCGTTTCAGATGTAACTACAACTTTATTATCTTGTCCAACAACTTTTACCATTAGACTTCCTTTTCAATAACGGTTATCATTTGATAAACAATAGTATCTTTTTCATCATCGTGGATTAAATCAGCAATCCATTGGTGTGTGCCAACGCCTATATCTTCTACATCTTTTCTTGATAACTTTACAATAACTTCTTGCTGGCCATTAACATCAAATTCTTTCTTCACTTCCATATCACCATAGAAGGTAATATCAAGTTTCCCAGAAACATTTGGCAATTCTTTTATTTTAAAATAGCCACTATTGTCTGATAAAATATAAAGGTTCCCTTGTTCATCTGCTCTTATCATTTGCCACCTCTGTTAAAATTATAAATCATTTATTCTAATAAATCAAGTATTATTTGAAAACCCACCCCGTTAAGAGTGGGCCAAGGAATATTTCAATGAAAAAAAATTTACCATTTACGGCAATATTATTATAGGTAAATAATTTTACAAAGTCAACACTATTTGTTTTTCTTTGCATATTTTTCCAAGATTGCCTTGTTTGCTGGTGTATTAACAACAGACAAATAATCTGCCAACTTAACAATCTTTCCAGCAATAGTGTCGTCTTTCTTCGTTTTTGTAAGGCCAGCAACACCAGTACAGGTCGTTACGGCCAAACCAATCCAAGAGAAAATGCTTTCCCAGTGTGTTAAAATCCAATCAATCATAGTTTATCCTTTCAATCTACAATTTCTATGTGGGGATAATCGCAAAGACTAGTAAAGAACGCCCCACTTCTTATCTTAATGTTCTTTATCCTAGCCACTTCGTAGGCTAAAGCTATCATCTTCCACCAACGAATATCGTTCTTGTCCCAATTCTGTGGGTATGGCGTAATATCAATCGCTTGACTTGGGAAAGTGTTATGCTTACTCTTGCCAAATACAGCACGGCTCTTCCCATTCTTAAATGCTTCTTCTTGCTCATCTTTTGTCCTATATCCACAGGTTACAGTTAAATCAAAATCACTTCTTTCCAGCATCATATTGGCTAAATCTTGCAATCGTTTATCGCACGTTGCTAATCTATCTTGAGATGCTTTTCCCCATTTATATGTCATTTATACCACCACGTTTAAAAAGAATATAAGGAACATCATACCCCCATTTAGATATTCAGCATATTCTGTGTTTCTTTCCTTACCCAGTGCCAGTTCACACAATGTGTACCCTATTGGGGATGTGAACCCAGCTACCCAAAACCAATGGTGTGGCATTGTGATACTGGCAAATATAGCAGGCACTAAATACCCCAATGTTAAGCCGATAAAGTTACCAGCAAAGTTATAATACTTGCCTTTACCGAATATCTTTTGAAGTATCTTATCAACCCACTTGCACTTACCTTTATCTGGTGTTGTGTCGTCAAGTACCCAATAGTCCGAATGCGTATGTGAGTTATAGCGTATAGTCCAGCCTATAGCCCAAGCCATACACAAATATCCCACTGCATCCTTTGGAAAAGAACCACCAGCCACGTACAAAGCCATACAAAATAAAGCAAGTAGTACAAGCTTGAAAAACCTATGTACTTTCCACTTTCCGATATATATAGAAGTACCCAACATACGGCGAAACAAAGCACCATAAAGCATAAAAAGCAAAGCATAGTATGCCATCAACCCTCCTTTTTAGGAAGCCTTTCGTATAACAATTTATACATTTCATCAAGTTTGTCTTCAAGGCGTTTAAATTCTTCTTTCATCGCATATTCCTTTGCAACTTCTGTTTTAAAGTCTGCAAGGTCTTTCTTAATGTTTGAGCTTTCTTTGTGCAACCAACCCAGTATCGGTACTACGATACATCCGACAAACGACATAATGGTTTCAAAGTTCATCCTCAACGCCTTTCTCATATTGCCCTCCAATACAACGGGGCCACCATTATCTATATGGTAGCCCACTTTTTTGTATTTGTCAACTAAAAACTTAATACGTTTCATCTGACTTCTCGCAGTATATGTGATGGGCCTTTGCAATTCCCTTTTCGGTCATAGACAAGTCCTTCATAATATCTGCAAGTTCGCCCATTTCCATTAAGGTCCACGAGCTTTTTTCACGAGCTATCTTTTCAATCTTGTCCATCATCATACGGACACCAGAGTGAAAATCATCGTAAAGTTTTTTACGTTCTTCTGTCGTCATTATTAACCTCCATTAGTAGAAGTTGCAGCAACAGTGGCGGCCACATCTGTTGCACCACAGGAAACATTTACAAGCGTAATATGTGGCGTATCGCCCACAACGATATATCTACCACGATATACTTTGCGCGTGCGAAGTCTATCTGACATTACAGGGTAACCCCACATATCTACCAACGGAACGTTAGCATCGTTCACAGTTACAGTATATGCAACTGGTGTTGTTGTGATAACACTATCAGGGTTAATTGTTAGCAACAAACAGAACGGGTCAAAGTTGCCTATATTGTTTGAATTGGTTACCGACAGAATTCCCGCCGCTGTTAAACCTATTGTTTTGTGCAAATTAGCACAGCAATTACAAGTCATAATTACCTCCTCTTAAAAAGGGTGGGTGTTACCCCACCCAGTTGATTACACACCGCAACCACATCCGTTACAGAACGGAGAAGGTCCAGCGTTATATGTCCAAGCGTTAGGATAACGCACAACGTTACCAGTGGCTTGTGCCAATTCAAGAGAGTTAACCTTGCTCTGCAAGGCTTCAATCTTGTTTTGAGCCATCGCATCCAAAATCTTTTGTGTTTGGGCGATAGTTGTCGCATTGATAGCATTGGTATTCAGCAAGCTATCATAGCGGTTTTGTGCAGATGTTTCTTGAATCAACATCTTTGTATCGCAGCAACACGCAGATTGGTTAGCAATGCCTTGTTGCACCAAACCAGCGACACCAGAAACATCACGTACTAATTCGCCATACTTATCCTGCAACACGTTCAATGTGTCGTGGAAAGATTGGTTAGTAGCAGCAACAGATTGAGCTGTGCCAGCGGTTACAGCACCCAAGATTTCTCTTTCGTTTGCCATTGAGTTTTGGTTGTCAAAGCCACGTTGTACTTCATTGGAAGTAGCGTACTGTTCTGCACCACGACCCCAAGCACCGTTGCCACCTAACAACACAAACAAGAAAAGGATGGCTATAAAGCCTAATCCACTTCCACCAAATAAGCCATCACCCTTGCCCATTAAAGCACCGATGTCGGCTAAACTATATCCTCCTTCTGCCATTTTAATTCTCCTTTCTTTAGCAAAAAGTTAATCAATACTAAAGAGGAACTATCTCCCCCAAGTAGATGTTTTCAAGCCTAACGACCGTAAGTCGCTTTCGCTGAACATCTTGGCGTTCACGTCAAACCCACGTGATTTAGCCAAGTTCATAAGGGTCTGCCATTGTTGATGTGGGTCTTTGCCTGACATCATTTGGTCAAATTGTTGCATTTGCGGATTATTGCGTAACGTTCCCTGCAACATCTGATTTACCAGATTCTGTAATAGTCCGTTCATCTGTCTGCCCTTTCATTAAAACTTTTGATTCCAATTTATCTATTCTTTCCATTAGCTTGGCAAAGTCGTTCTTTTCTTGACCACCAGTGCTTAATGTGTATGTGTTAAAATCTATCAAGCCGCCGTTGTTCATTTGACGTAGATACACTTCGTTCTTATCCCTGTTAATTCCGATATACACAACATTTAGATTAGGTGTTATCCCTTCCATATCCTTTGGCGACCTAACAAAATATATCTGTGCTTGTGTAGGAACTGTTTGTGTTAAGTTCTGTATCGTTGATGGCTGGCTATACATATCCTGCCTAACTGCGTATGGATTATATCCGTAGTTCATTTGTTCTCCTTTCTGCTTGCTAGGGTGGGTTTTTGTGCGTTTATAGCACCCACCCCAGCGTTTTTACAAAGGGCAAGCAGTTAAAAACGCCCTTTGCTTGTGTATAATATAGCAAAGAGCTTCAAATTGTTTTATGGTAATAATTATGAACTACAGTTTTATAAGTTCGTCAATGACTTGTCTATGTAACCTGAATACGTATCTCACATCTATGTTCATATCCATAGCAATTACTTCAAACTTTTTGTTATAAATATATCTTTCTTTCATAACACGAACTTCCTGTGCAGAGTCCGTTACATCATTTATAAGCCCTACAAAGAACTCTGGATAACGTTTCCCTATCTTTCTAAGATAGTGATGTGTTAGCCAAAAGCGAATAATCTTATCCTTCATAGTATTCATCTTCTAATTGCTTCTTCTTGATGTATGTCATTGCATCTTTAAAAGAATTAAAAGTCATAGGCCCATTTGGCGCACGAGGTTTTCTTATAACCATTGCTAGGTTTTTTGGAGCATTTCCGTGCAACATTGGAATAACAACTTGTTGATGTGCTTTCATTATTTAACCACCTTTTGCATATTGTAATCTCCGTCAATATCTTGTGTTATACTTGATGTATTGTGAAAAGAACACCAAACATATACACCAAATAAAATGCAGACCGCCAAGAACCAAATTGTAGATAAAGCTGCAACATATAATACGAAGGAGTTTTTGGCTTGGCGGAACTCGTCTATTCTACTCATTTTCTTCTCCTACTGGATAAGGTAGATTTTCTTCAATCCAAGCTGTTACCTCTGCGTCTAATTCAAGATAAGCCTGCTCGTCTTCTTCTGTCCACGTACCGTTAGCCATCTTGCGACTACGCATAGCCGTCTTGCTATCTATGTGTTCTTTACGATAGTTTTCACGAGCTTCCTTTTGCTCTTCGTATGTAGGTGCAGGTGCATAACCTGTTAAGTACCAGTTTCCATTATATGCTTGTTCCACATCCATTTCTACCATTCCAACAGATTGATAAAATTTAGTATTTGTTCCTAATCCAACCTCACATTGTTTTGTTTGGTCGTTAATAATTTTTGCATATTTAATCATTTGCACTTCCTTTCAGCGGATAAAAAGTTACATTGCGTCCATCATTATCTCCACCATACACTTTCCAGATATCGCCTTTAGCCACAAAAAAACAGATAGTCATTCGGCCATAATTAGCAATATCATCAAACGGAAGTGTACAACTATTAACAATAGCCTTCAATCTGGATGAACCTCCAGAACTATCATGAGCAATTACATAACCATTGGTTTCAGCGGTATTGTCTGTATTCCAGCTTTTGGATAAACCAGCACTATAATCAGGTATTCCCCAACCAACTATTGTTTCCTTTGTCGTGTTAGATGCGTTCCCCAAATCTAAATCTAGCTTCCCATTAAACAACTCGCTATTTAACCCAGCTGTTTGTTCTGTAGCAGATTGTGAGAACTGTCCAACATAGAAGTAGAGATACATCTGTGTAGCTCTTTGTTGAACTGGTGCATTATCTTTATACGTTGGAGAACTTAAAGATGCATCAATACCCAAAGCTAGCGGCTCACTTCCAGCAGCCCAATGTAATGTACTTCCAATAGGTGTAGCATTGTAAAAAGGTGCACCAACAGGGAACGAAGAATTTGTTGTTGCAGCATAGTTACTAGTTCCTTTAATATTAGGCAAACTTTCTGAAACATATTTACCAACAGTATCTCTTAACCCTGTAAAACCATACTTTGTTCTTGGCAGTTTGAATCTCTGATTTGCTGTATCTAATACATAATACCAAGCAACTCCAGTTGAGCTATAAACGGTTTCAATTGCACTTACATCTGCAACCTTTACAATCTTATGTCCATCATCTGCTAAGTAATAAGTAACGGTTGTACCATTTACTGTTTCAGTGGATGCTGTCTTTCCATCTATGTCTGCCACCAAGTGATTATAAGCATTAGAATAAACTGTACCATCTTGCCAGCTATATGTATCAGCTCTTAACCACGCCATATCATTTAATTCATAATCAAACCATCCGTGGTGGAATAGTTTAAAATGTGTTCCAGCTGCACTAATTGCGGCTTGGGCAGCACTTAATGCAGCAGCGTCTGCAGAGCTTGCTGCATTACTTGCTTGTGTCGGTGCATCCTGTATGGCAGCCATATTAGAAGAACAGTTACTTACATCTGTCATATTATTTGAAACAGTATCAATCTCATCAACGTGTTCACTTACTGTATCAATATTATCAACAGACTCATACAAACGTTCTACTTGTGGTAGAATAGCACTTGGTTCAATTTGGCTTGTTACATCCACTTTAACACATCTGTTTAATGCTTCTTCTATTTGTTGGCAGAAAGCTGTTTGTCTATCCAACTCATCATTTAAGTTCTTTGGTCTAAACGTACCACCTTCTTGGAAGTCTGTCATACGTTCTACTGGTACGTTTCTTACAAGTGTAATAATGGCATCGTTCTCTGGGGCTACTGTAAATACAACTTCACCACCATCTTCTTCTCCAACCCCAGTAATTGTATAAACTGGATATTCAACAGCATCATCACCTTCACCAATAATAACCGTAGCATCTGGGTCAATCTTAGTATTCCCAATATAAACTTCCATATCTGTTTCATCAAAGATGGCAAAAGAATATGCAAAGTCAGTGGTAACACCATTACCAACATACTGCACTCTCGGTACTACTGGTTTAATCTTAATGTGTGTGTCTGCCATTTTATTCTCCTATTGCAACGTTGGTTTTTTGAAGCTCGGCGGTAAATTCTTGTTTATGACGGGCATTTCCATCTTATTAAGTTTTACCTCTCGGGCTCTTCTCCACATATCGTTTGCATATTTAGCATACTCTTTTTCTCTGCCATTTGCAACACTTTTATCTTTATATTCAAGTAATGTTTCTAGAGCAGCATTCTTGCATTCATTATATGTTCCGAGAAGAGTACCTCTTTTGTATTCTTTCCTTAATCCCATATCATCAAGTTCAAGGTTATCAAGGGCCGAATAATAAGAGCCTTTCTTTGTTGTATCAATATCATATATAACAGATTTCAGCTTATCCCTTGTTGAGTAATGCATATCTGTTTCTTTGTCGTGTATATGCGACATCATTTCTCGCCAAGCATAGCGTTCATCCCCAGTTAATTCTATTTCAACGCCATCAACCGTAGCTGTGTAGCCAGGTTCAGATGGGAAGGCGCTTTGGAAGAACATTTCATCTGCAAGTTTGTCTTCTTTTACTTCGTAATTGTTTTTTACTTTTTCACCAAAAATGTCAAGCCGTGGTCTAAACTTACCAGAACCTTTGTAGTCTGATATTTTTTTACCAGTGTTTATAACCATTTCTCTCAAATAATCGCTTGGTTCAAACCCTAAAGATTGTTTTAAGTTGTCATACATTTGTGGGAACAAAGATGCATAACCTTCTAGCTTCTTTTTTGTTACTTTGCCAAGTTGAAAATCAGAAATCATATCTCCAAAAGAAACACTCCACAGTGGGTCTGCCATAAACATTCCAACCAAATCAAGACCATATTCAACGGGGCCATACGTTGTTGAAACGTCTTCATACTCATCATTAAATTTTTTCCAATCATTTATAACATCTGCGATTGTTCCAAGAACATCCGCTGTTTTTCCCAAACGTCTATAAGGAATACTCATCCCAGGTAAGTTTATTGAATAAGCCTTATATCCTTTTTCTTTCCACAACTTTCCTTCAGCACCAGTTGGCAATTTCCCAGTAAGGAAGTTGTTATAAACAAGAATCGAAGCACCTGTATAAGCCATTGAACCAGTCAAAAATCTTGCGGCTGCTTTATCAAGGTTCCTTAGGTTTGTTGTACCAGTTTCGCTTAATTCTTTCCTTGCTATCTTTAATGCCTTGGCAGCTTCTCTAGCTTGCAATATTGGATTTTCAGAAAAAGCGACATCAAGAATTTTATAACCAGTACGTGCCAACGGGAAAAACGCATCATAAATTCTTCCAACAACTGGAACTTTTGTTATTGCTTTATCGGCTTTTGCAAGAGCTCTGCCAACAAATGTTGAGGCTTCTTTTCTGTATGTATCTCTTGCAGCACTTTCACTTGATTCTTCAGCTATAGATGTTAGCATATCATCCATACCTTTGTTCCCAAACAAGGATTGGTATTTCTTAATTTGGGATGCTGGTAATTTTTCACCGTTATCTGCAGCAATCAAGAAACGAGAAAACTCATCAATAAAGTTTCTATCTCCACTCTTTCCTATTTCTTCTGCTCTCCTTGCGGCTTGCGCTAATGCATTTTGTGCAACATCACCAGCCCTAAATGCACCACCACCAAAAACATCTACGCCTTTTGACAATGCAAATCCAGACTTTGTTGCAAGATAATCAATTGTTCCTTTTATATCGTTTGGCAAAGCGGCATCTTCAAATTCGTGGAACCGTTGCCACTGATATTCTGCGTTTATTTTTCTTGCATGCCTTCCTATTGGCGTTTCTTTCCACCCCTCTGTACTTTTGTTTTTTGCAAATCTTCTAACGTTTTCTGCTGTTTCAACCAATGTATCTTTTATCGCAACAAGCGTTCCATTAAGGCTTGCAGCAGCTTCTCCTGAATAATATCCTTGAGAACCTAACAACTCTCTAACCGTTCCTTGTGGAAACAATTTTGATATTTTTGCTCTTGTACCACTTAACGTTTCCGCCACCTTTAAATCAAGCAGAGATACACCACGTGTAAAAAAGTTTGCGCCACCATCAAGCAATCTGTTTTCTGGATGCGCAATAAGCAATGCGTTTTTAAAAAACGTCATAGAGTTTTCAAAAAATTTAGCGGCTGTTCCTTTGCTTTGTTGGTTTTTGCTTATAAGTCCCAAAGCTTCCAGTTCTTTTGAGTCGTTTATATGGGATAATACATTTAAATAATTTCTAAAACTGTTTTTGTTTTTATACTCTTCAATTTTTGGAACAAGCTGATTAAGCCTAACTGTTAATTCGTCTTCAGATGCAAGTTTTTCTGTTTGTCCCGCTCCAGAGAACGAAGCCTTTGTTTCTGCACGAATTTGGCCAAGTTCTCTTTTCTTGTCAAACGCTTTCATTGCTTGCGTTGCAGTCATTTCTCCAGAGTCCATTTTTTGCCCAAACTCTGTGGCTAACTCAATAAGGCCCTTCACGTCTTGTTTTTGTTTTTGTAGTGCTTCAGCACCGTGTGTGAACATTGTTTCTGCCGCTTGTTGTGCCTGTTTTTGGGTTGTTTTAACAATGCCTTCTTCTGCTTCTTGTTTTATGGTTTGTTTTGTTATCTTAGGAATAGAAGTGCCAAGCTCTTCTTCTGCAACCTCTTTAATTGCTTTTACGCCCTTTTTTAAAACATCATCTGGCATCTCTTTTACAACAGATTTTACAATCTTTCCAAGTGCGCTCATTTCTATTCTCCTTTAACATCAGAACCAACAGCACCAGCAATTACTCCAGCCTTTATAATTTTAGGTGTTGCTTTATATATCATTTTAGCAGATTTTCCAATAAAGTCAATCAAAACTCCAGCCATAATTCCATCAACACCATTTTTTATTTTTCTCGTCCAAAAAGAATCGTCCTCGGATTTGGCAATCATCTCTATTGTTGGAAGCCCTAAAGACTTTAGCACATCTGCTAAATTTTCTTCGTTAGAGTTAAACGATATTGTATCTACCATAAAACCATTCGCTGCAGCCGTTAATGCGTTTATTGCTTTAGCACCCCAACCAGTTTTTGCATATTTGGCAAGACCGCCAAGCTTTGTTGCTTTTGCTGCGGCTCCACCAAGCAACAACCCAGTAGATACTTGCCCTGTAATTTTTGCTGCGTTTCCCCAAGATGTTTTCATTTCTGGAGATTGTCCTTGATTAAAACCAAATCCCTCCGTATCTTTCATTGGGTCAAAGTCTATTGGCTTTCCTGCAACCATTTCTGCTATTTTGCCACCACCCCACGCACCTATTTCTTGTAAAGAACGCAACGCTTCATAACAACCAGCAGCGAACCCTTCCAACATATCTTTCATTACTGACACATTGTTTGGGGACATTTCTTTCAAGTCAGCAACCATTTCTATGCTTTTGCCAGACAAAGAGCCCGTGTTGTTTGCGAATGTGCTTTTTGAAGACCACTCAGAGTCTTCCAAATCAACACCAAATTGTCCACCCAACATTTTTCTGTGTGTTGTTTCGTTCAAATCATTCTCAAAATCTGCCATATAATACGTACAGGCATTCGCATACCCATCCATTTGGGCGTATGTATCGTCTATTGTTTCTGGTATATTTGGTTCAACAATCTGACTTACTTGTTGTGGTGTTATATTTTGTTGTACCTGTGTGCTTTGTAATTCTTCTTCCATTATTGCATCCTTTCAACCATTTCTTTTACTTTTGACATTTGAATATCAATAATGTCTTTATCTGATAATTGATTTCCATCTGCATCATACAAAACAATTGGTTGCCCAATAGATTGTTGATATTTGATGTTTTCAACAACCTTTTGTCTTATTTTTGGCGCAATAACATTATAATCAGTATTCCCATCGGCCTCTTGTATTGCGTTGGCCCTATACTGGTTTAATTGCTTTATCGGGATACCAATCTTTTTGCCTTCTTCAAATGCTTTTTGTTCGGCCTGTTCTTTTGTTGTACTATGAATTGGTGCAGCATCTTTTTGTGCTTCGTTTGCAACAGCTCTGATTTCTGCTTCCGTCATAACCCTATCGCCAATTCTGCTTTGAAATCCAGCATACCACCTCTGCCATTCTGCTTGATTTGTATCACTATAATCATATACGTGTTTTGCGTTTGCTATCGCAACCTTTGCGGCGGTTGAGTTAAGGTTTACACCTAAAGGTGATGCCGCCTCTTGCAGCGCTTTTTTCGCATCTTCCCCAACAAGAATACGCCGAGAAACCAAATCATAAATTAAATCAGAATTATAGTTGCCATCCTTTTTGGCTTTGTCCAATTCAATCATCACAATTGGTGATGTCTTTTTTGGTGTTACAACATCTTCTATGTTGGCAATTTTTTCAAAGTCTTCTGGCGGTGCAATCCTATAAAGGTCTTGTTTTATTTCGTCAACCCTTGAACTATCGCTGTATTGCATAGTCGCAAGTTCTGTTAAATATTCTCTATACTTTGCTTCAAACGACAATGCACGAGCTTCTTTTGCTGCCTTTTGGTTGCTTTCATTATAATTGTCTATGTTTTTTACAACGCCAAGGATTTGCAATACGGCTTCTGCTTTTTCGGTTGGGCTCATATATTTATCCCAGGCATCTTCACCAGTATGCCCATTCAACAAAAGGTTGACCATCTTTCCTTTGTTTTCAACAGATGTGTTTGGCGACAACAGTGCGGCCGTCATATTCTTCATCATAATGTCTTTTGCATACTCTATCCTTGTTGAGCGAGCAAGTTTTTCCGACATCCTTCCACGACTTACTTCGCTGTCAACCGTGTCCAAAAAGATAGCAGAACGTGCAGCTTGCAAGGCAAGTGGGTCGCCATCTTCAGCAGATTTAACGGCAGATTGATAAGCCCTTTGCACAGATACATCGTTGTTCTCTTTTGCAGCAGCGACTTGTTTTTCTACTTGTTTTTGTGCCTTATCTTTCGTAATTGCTTTTTCAACGATTTTAAATAGTTCTGTGTCTGGCATCATATCTTCTTGTGGTATTTCGCTTGAAATACCATCAATGGTGGCAGTACACATCATATTAAATTCAGCTGGGTTGTCCTCGGTTGAATCGCTAAGTTCTTTTATCTTATCAAGAGTTCCCTGAAAGAAATTCCTTGTGTATTCAGTTGTTAGTTCTTCTTTGTTTTGTTTTTGTATTTCTTCCATTTAAAACCCCCATCCGACAAAATGATTAAACTTATATTCTGGAGTTTCTTCAACCTTTTTCTTCAATGCATCAACTTCTTCTTTTGGCCTATTGTTTGCAACAGCCGTTTCATAATTCTTGACGTTTGTTTCATAGTCTTGGTTTGGTTTGCCAATTTCTCCTTGGGCAACCATATCAAAAAACGTGTTGTTTATTCTTTCACCCGCTTTCTTCAACGTCTGGTAGATAGAACGATTTTGTTCATATTCGTAATCCCTCATTTTGGGGACAGAAACAGCGGTTACTTGCGCACTAAAACGTGGTATTCCAGCCATTAGCCACCTCCTCCACCCATCATTCCACCAGTGAACTTCTTCTTCATTATATTTGATGCACCCTTCATAGCAGCAGAATATGAACGAGAACCAAGGTCAACTGCAAAGTTTAACATTGATGTTGTCATTGCGTGTTTGGCAGCTTGTTTCGCAGACCATATATTAAAGTCTTCAGACATTGTGGCAAGTTTTGTTTGGATATTTTCAAACCTTTGCTCTCTATTCGCATCACTAATACTGGCAGCTTGTATTGCTTCTGCTGAACCAACACCAGCTGTCTGACCAGTCATAGCAAACGCTGCATTTTGTGTTGCCAATATTGTCTTTAGCTTTCTCATCCTTTCTGCTTGAGAATATGCCGCATTTGTTTCTATTGCTTTTTTTTCTGTTTGTAGTTGGGCCGCTTCCATTTTAAAGGCGTTTCTTTGTTGCCTTCCACCTAACCAAGCTGCTCCACCTTCTAACGTTGTTCCTACTGGGTCGCCCATTATTCTACTCCTACTTCAAATCCAGCCAAGTTAAACTTCGTTGGGAAATCTTGAGTTATCGTTATTTCTAACGTATCTCCATACCCACCAGCATACACCTTTTTGAAACCAGTTTCAAGATTTAATTTATTATTCAATGTATCTGAACCAAATTGCAGATAGTTGATAATAAATTTCTTGTCTTTGTAATAAATGTTAATTCCTAACGTTTCAATTACTTTTGCATTAAAATAGACTAAACGTTTTACTTTTCCAAAGGAATTTCCCGCCTGTGTTTCATATTCAAGGCCGACTGTGGTGATTTCTGGAATAAATGGGAACCCAACTTCTATCTTTTTAAACCCATCACCAGTCCCCAACACGTCTTCTTGCACACCATCAAGTCCAGACACGCCGTGCATTTCTCCATCTTCAACAGGATATTTGCCAGAATAGAACACGTCATCACCGATAACATCCATCTCTCGGCCTTCAAAAACACTCAACCCACTCCATTCTGTTTGGTTTGTTGGTGATGTTTTCTGTATAGCACAATCTAATTGATATTCTGTATCAAAGCGTTCTATAAAGCGTTTTGTTACACCATCAACATCTCTGTCGCACAAGCAATAAACCTTATCTCCTATACCACACAAATCAACGTAGAACCCATCTGTTTCACATCTTGAGAACGCTTTCAGGTTTTGCTCACGCAACAGGTTAAACAACGTAATCGTTCCATCGTTGTTCAAGATATATGCAAGGTTATTTGGGTTTTTGTCATAGCTTTGGCGTGTGGCCATACCAATTACACCTTTAATCAGGTGTGGTGCCAACACTGATACGTTCTCTGCATTATAGTTACGGGAGTTATCATCATATACAAAGGAACGCAAGATGTGTCCACTCTTTTCAGAAAACACTGTAACACCATCTAGGTCAATTGGTTCACACGAAGAACCGTGTTTGGAGGCCAAAGACATATTAAATGTTTCTGGAGAAATCACACCAGAGTTTGTATAGTTCAAAAAGTGTTCTGTATCTGTCGTAAAAGCAAGCAATGTCTGATTAAACTTCATATACTTAATAGGGCTAAACGTATCAAGGATATACATTATACCTTCATCTGCCAACCCAGTGCCAACATCAAAGTTGAAATAGTCATCAACATTAGACACTAATATACATTGTGGGAAATCACGTATCCCACCCATATATAATCTTGATTTACCAAAGCAACCACAGGAAGGATACCCACGTGTTTCGCTCATTACTTGTTCATACCCAGTATCAATTTCCCATTCATAGGAAGCAACCGTTGCAGAATCTGGTGGTTCTACTTTCCATCTAGCCCAAACAACCGTACCAGATGTGTATTTGTAAATCTCTAACGCACCACCTTTGTCCAAATAAATCTTTTGTCCAACCCAAGTTGCTTGTGCAACGCTAGAACCAAACGTAATCTTTGTGTTTCCTCGTGTTTGGGTGTATGTAAGGTTTGAGTTTGGGGCAGATGTTGTAATCGTTCCATACGCATAATATGGTATATTTTTAAACGTAATATCCGAAATCGTCCAAGTAGAATGTGCTTGTCTTACCAACTTCTTTGGTTTAAACGATGTGTGGAATATAATAAACGTATCACCACTTTGTGTATATTGGAACTCTTTGATTTGTTTTTCTGTGAATGTTGTGCTTACTGTTGTAACCAAAGCATCGTCATAATAGATGTCAATTCCCGTTGTTTTAAAGGCCAACAGATATATTTGGTCGCCATTAAACATAAAACCTTCAAGCCGTAACACATCATCATCGTTGGCGATTAACTTGCTGCCTTCACGCTTAATAACGTTACCTGTCCAGTTCACATATACGTTGTTGGCTTTCTTTAACGCTTTATTAAACAGTTCTAGGTCAATACGGGAAGCTGCGCTTTCCGAAACTTCACCAGCACTCATTGTTGTTTGTATTACTTTTAACGGCATTTTTACCTCGCAACAGTAATCCAGAACGAATCTTCACCAAACTTTATGTTAGGTCTATTCTGGCTATCAGCCAACCTAGCATTTATTAAATCCCTTTGTGCCATTTGTGTGAACAGATTATATTTAGATGTATCACCCAACAACGACACAGATAATTTGGATGCCAACTCGGATATTAACGCAGTCTGAAAATATGGGGGCATCTCGTCCGCATCAATAGCGACTTGGCAATCAACCGAAACAGCGGGCATATTTGAATACAACTTGCCACGCACAATTTCAAAATCTTTAGAGTTACTTACTTTCTTAATTCTTAATATATCATTTGGGATTGCATACGAATACTTCCAATCTCTTAGTGGAGTTTCGTTTAGTCTTGCAAGGTTCCTTTGTTCTAAAGTAAAGCCCCACAATCTGTTTGCAATCAATGTATCTCTTACTAATTCATAAATAGAAGAACAAACATCTGATTCTCGGCTACCATCTTCAAATGATTGTATGGCGTTTGCGCCAACCAAGAGTAATGCTTTTGAACATAAATCAACTGATGTGATAGACATAATATTCTCCTATTTATAAAATTGGGGAGAGGAGCTGTAGACTCTCCCCAAGGTTTTTACGAAGCAGCTGTTTTAGTAACCGCCACGTGTGTTGTGGTAGATGTTACCAACAAGATGTCAACCGTTTGTGTGGAAGACTTTTTGCCAGCGAGAATTAAATCGCCAACAGCCAACACATCAATCACTGGGTCAAAGTAGTTTGACGCAGCATAGTTGTCATCAGAGGTATAGCTCCAAACTTTGGTTTTACCGCCAAAGTTATCTTTCACAATTTGCAATCCTGCTCTTGAAAATGCCATAGTGTACCTCCTCTATTAGCTTGTATAACATTCAATGCTTACAATACCTGTTGGGTCAATTTCACCAGCTCCAGCGGAGTAGTAAGATTGCACCAAGTCAGCACCTAATTTAGCATCCCAGTCTGTACGTGTTTGAACGTTCAAAACTTCGCCCAAACCGACTGCATCGTGATGCCACAAGAAGTTCTTGCGCTTGCTGGAAGAAATAGGCAAGCCACCTTCGGCACGTTTACCAATCCAGATAAACTTACCAATGCCCAAGAAACCGTCAAAGTTGCCAGTTTCCAAAGGACGGGAAGAAACATAGTCAGAAGATGTGGCTTTGATTTCGTCCAATAAGGCTTGTTTTTCTTCATAGGAACCTAAGTATGTACA